CCCTCGTCGTCAATCACGGCGTAGGCCATCACCGCAGAACCACGCGATGCAGCGGACATCTCATCTACCTCTTTCGTCATGGTCGCTCCTGTGTTCGATGCCGCTGATCGCAAGCGTTCTGTCCCAACCCATATTCACAACTCAGCGATTTGCGCTCGGTTTCCAATACGAAACGTGTTGTCGTTCTCACTTCTCTCGCCTCAACACCCTCACCGACCGGCACGCGCCGGCCGTCCGCTCCACTAGGCCGTCGCGTTCGAGCCGGAGGAGTTTTTGATACACGTCAAACGTCGTCGTGCCAACCGCCGCCGCCAGCTCGCGCACCGTCGGCCGCAGGCCGCCGCGACGCGCCGTCAGGTCGTCGATCGCCACCAGCAGGACGCGCTGGCTGGCCGACGTTCCTGCAGATCGAGCGCTCTGGATGATGCTGGCGATGCTCACGACACCCTCCCGCCGTTGCTCAGGCCAAGCCGCTCGTACAGGTACTTGTTCAACGCGAACGCCGTTTGCATGCGGATTTGCTCGGCCCCGGCCTTGGCGGCGACGAGGCTCACAACCTCGCGGTAGTTTTCCAGTGTCGCGTCCTGGATCACCAGCATCAGTTCGTCGCGTGTACGCTCATCCAAGTCCTTGCCTACGTCAACCACCTTCCGTTTCTCGGTGGCAGGCTGCGGCTTGCGCAGACTGCGCAGACGCTCCAACGAGCGGTACTCGTCGCGAAACCACCGCAGTTGCGGGTACAGCGTGTCGTGTTCACGCTTGACGTTCCGCAGGGCGTCGTAGAGCACGTCCTGGTCGAGGCTCGCCAGATCGTCGGTCAGCAGGCGGCGCTCCTCGTCTGTCCACTGGCAATGCGGCCAGAGCTGGTTGATCGCGGTGCGGTTGTGGTCCCACGTCCGTTCGCTCACAGGTTGCCCCCTGCCGGCTGCCGGCTGCGGCCCCTCGGCTGGTGCTGGCCCTTCGGGTCAGCAAACTCGCCGGCACGAATCCGGTCGATGTAGTCGAAGAAACGCGTGACCGGCAGGGGCCGGTCGAAGAACTGGCGACTCGGCAGCCGTGCCAGTGCCTCGCGAGCCCGCTGGAGCCAGCCTGGGGACGCGGCGAGGTCGGTCCAGCCGTCGGGGGCCGTGAGGTGCGGCCACGGCTCCGCCCGCTCCGTGACGTTCCAGGCGGCGGCGAACCGATCCCACTCGTCGGCTGCCCAGCCGGGCTGCCGAAATTCGTCCGCCTGCGCCGTGTGTGTGTGTATTTCTTCTAAGAACGAATCCGAATCCGAAACCGAATCCGAAACCCCCCTGTTTTGCTTGGTGTTTTGCTTGGCGGTTTGCTTGAGTTTTGCTTGACGTTTGCTACCACCCTTGCTGCCGTTTTGCCTGCGGGCCTCGCTCAGTTCAGCCAGCCTGGCGATCCGGCGACTGAACAAAACCCCCCGGCAATCACGGGAGAGAACGCCGCTTTTCTCCAATTCCGACAGGGCGGCGAGCTTTTCTTCCCGCGAGCCGCCGGAAACGGCGTCGGCAATCTGCTCGTCCGTCCGAGGGCTGCCGTCCGGGTTGCTGGCGTACCCCTGTTCGCTTGCTTCAAACAGGATGCACAGCAAATCGACAAGCAAACCTCTAGCAAACAGTGAGCAAAACCGTAGCTCAGGGTCTTTCATCCAGTCGCCAGTGAAAAACCAGAATCCAGGCGCCTTAGCCATTGTGGCCTCCGTTCCATTCCGCCCAGCCGTCCCTAGCCGTCGCCGTGCCGTCCTCGGCCGGCTGCGTCACAGTCCTGTCCAGCTCGGCATTCACGTCCCGCAGGGCCGTTATCAGCCGTTGCTGCGACTCAATCAGCCTGTCCCGCTGTTCCAGGCCTCCGCGGAGTTCTGCATTGGCCTGGAGCAAGTCCGCGTTGAGCCGGCGTAGCGCCGCCCGTCCCGTCGCCCACTCGATGATCCTCATTTGGTGATCTCCCATAGCCTTCCACCCGCAGTCCCGTGTCCCTTCCGCCGCACTGTGAACCCCACGCACCGAATCAGCCCGTGGCTCCTCAGAGACGAGAACACAACGCCGAACGCCCGCCCGTCGTGCGTCTCGATGCCGGCCCGCAGGCACTTGTCCACCAAGTCCTCTCCGCTCATCGGGCCTGCGGCGGCCCGGAGCTCTCTCAGGACGATGCTCTTGGCCGCGTCGCTGTCGAACATGGCAACGTCGCGGGCCTTGAGCGAACACCGCCGGGCTTCCTGTTCGCCAAGCATGCGCAGCAGCGGCCTGTCTGCGTCGGTCGGCCTCGTTGTATGTCGTTGCACGGCGTCACTCCCACTTGCTGCGGCAGCTCGCCGCCGGGGCCGGCGGCGGCGGGTTCCGGATGTCCTCCGGAACGTGTTCCAGGAGGTACTCGATCCGCTTCTGCAGGTACGCGACCTCTGAGCGTGCGTAGCCGGCACTGGCGATCAGCCGCTCGACCGCCTCCGCGTACTCGTGCGGCACGCCAAAGTTCATCAGCCTTCCGACGATCGAGGACAGGTCTACCTTGGACAAATCCATCTGCACCTCCGTGTGTTGGCCCCGTCTCGTGGGGCTGCCGGCCATACGCCCCGGGGGAGTTACCGGTCGCCTGGCTGCCGGTGTTAGCGACCACCGCCGGCTGAATCCTCCCCGGGTGCCGAAAGCCCGTCGGCCCCTGTCGGCCGGGAGCGGCCTGTTATGTTTCCCCGCGCAAAAGCCTGGCCCGCTGCTCGGTGAGCGCGGCGATGATCTCGCCGACACGGTCCGCGGCATCGCGGAACGCGGCCATCTTGTCCGCATGCCACTCGTCAACCATCCGGCTTAGGTGGCCTCCGGCTTGCTCGACGTACTGCTCGCCTTCAATCTCGCGCACCTGGCCGTGAGCCAAATACACGAACGCTTTTTGGTCCGTGCCGTCCATGAGCACGTTCGCCTTGAACACTTCTGCCATCGAAATACTCCTCGGCTCAAAAGGGAATGTCGTCGTCGGCGGGTGCCGGCGGCGGGACAGGCCGCGAACGCTTCGCAGCCACCGGCTGCGAAGTCGCCTTGGGCTCGGCCGCGATGTATTTCTGGACGCGAACGTAGGCAGTCCCACTGGGGCTGACGGCCTGTAGGGTTTCGATCGTCACGGTTCGCCCAACAAGCTGCCCCTCGTCCCAATCCTCGCCGGGCTCAGGAGCCGGAACGCCAGCCGCACGGCATAGTTCCTCGACCTTCCACGTCAGGCTGTCCGGGATCGCGTGCTCCACGGCCCATCCTGCCACGTCCATCCTCACGTCGAGGCACCGGCCGTCCGGGTTCTTGTCGCGCTGCAGCCACTTCTTTTTGGCCTCGCGGGCCGACGTGATCGTGGCCTGGTGCCTGCCGTCCTCCGGAATCCGGGCCATGCTGTCCTCGGGCTCCGCACTCCTGTGCCAGTTCTCGAATCTCATGTCTGAATCTCCGGTTCATGGGGCCGGCCCACCCGCACGATCGGGTCGGCCACGATGTCTGCGATCCTGTTCACTGTCTCGACGGCGTTCTTGTCTCCGCACTCCCATTCGGAGACGGCAGACTTGATCGCCGCCAGCCGATTGACGGCCAGCCGCCCGGCCCGCCGCCGTTGCTCCAACTCATCGCCCGTCATTGGCAAAGTCCTCGAAAACCTCGGAAACCCTGTCCGCGACACGTCGCTGCAGAAGCATCCGCTGCCGCCTCAAGTCGCCTTGCAGCATCGCGATGCGGGTGTTCAGTTCGTCAATCAGCTCAGCCTGCATCCGCACGACGGCCTCCAGCCGCTTCGGGTCGCGGGCAGAGTCAAACACCAACCTGGCAAGACGGTTCTTCACGCGATCCCCCTTTCGGCCGCCCAGCGGCGAACTGCCTCAACGTGCTCCGACCGATACCGTCGATGCCCGTATCGCTTCTCCGACGCCGGGCCGGCCCGCAGGGCCGCCCGCACGTCGTTGGTCCCCATCGCCGGAAGTTCCACGCGGACCATCGCCCACAACTCCGACCACCGCAGCCAATCCCGCGGCTTGTCATCGCCACGCATCGCGGAAAACGAGGACCAATCCATCAGGCCACCTCCGCCGCTGGCTCAAGTTCGTTGTGCTTGGCGTCAATCATCTGCCGGAGCGTCGCGGCGTTTTCCGCCGTCAGCCGGCCGGACGACTCGGCGGCGTCCACTCGGTCGCCGATCTCTCCCAACGCCGCCACGGTCGCGGCATCCGCGATCTGCTCACGCCAGCCCTTCGGCTTCGCCGGAGCCGACGCGGCGAACATGGGGGCCAGTTCCTCGATCCGCATCGGCATGCTGTCAGGCAGGCCAAAACGGTTCTTGGCGTCCCAGGCGGCGCTCCGCTCGGCATGGATGATCCGTTCTTTGCCGCCCTTGCCCTTCATGCGGCCATCGTCGCCCTCGACCACGAAGTGCTTGTAGGTCAGAAACAGGACGGCGTCCGCCCATTCCTTGAACAGCGGTGCGACGAGCTTGTGAAGCTTGAGCTCCCAGCGATCAAAGCCGTCAGTCAGGTCCGGCGGGCTCACTCGCACCAGCGTCGAGTGGGCGACCCACACGACGTTGAGCCCGGCCCGCTTGAGTTCGTCGCACAGAATGAGCATCCGGCCGATGCTCTCCGCGCGCTTGACGTAGCCCTTGCCGAAGCCGAAGTCCTCGATGCTGGCCTTCGCCGGCTTCTCGCTCTGGAGCAACGCCACAGTCGCCAGCCGCTCGGCCCAATCCGCCGAGTCAATCACGACCGTCTCGTAGCCGCCGCGGTCGCGGATCAGTTGGTGCATCGCACCCTGTAGGTCGGTCCACGACCGGATCACGGCATCGTTCTGATCCTGGGGGTTCGGCACACGCTCCACGTCCAGGTGCACGGTGCTCCCCTCGGTGTCGAGGAAGATCGGCCGCGGAAACTGGCTTGCCAGCGTTGTCTTGCCAATCCCCTCGACGCCGTACAGGAGCACGCCCAGCGGCTTGCGGAGCCGCCCTTTCATCACTTTCAGAGTCATCTGAGTTCCTTTCAGGTGTCCTCGTTCCTTGCCAACTCGTTCCGTGCCTTCTCGCAGGAATCGCGAAGGGCCATCAGGTGCCCGGCGAGCCTGCGGTCCAGAACAAGGTTGTGGTGCTCGATCGTGTCAAGCATGGTGGCGGCGGTTCGCACGACCCGCGCAAGCGCCGCGATGAGCGCCGTCCGCCGGCCGTTGCCAACACGGTTTTCAGCCTTCCGTAGTGCGTTCGGCATCACCATCGTCGCTCTCCTCAAGAAGTTCGGTGCGGCTGATCGGAACGTGCTGCGGTGCCTCGACGCCCAACTTCACGCGGGCGAGGCCGTGCACGCTCCGAATCTCGGTCACAAAGACCGTGATGGCGTCGCCAATGCGAATCGCCTCGCCAACCTTCCGCGACAACACAAGCACAGCGTGCTCCTATCCCGGTCGTCACCCGTGATTTCCGGGGGCCGTCCTGTCCGTGCGGCTCCTCTGCCGCTCCATTCCGCCGCGATCCGTCGCGGCGGCATCCTGTATCGCTCGCAGGCAGTGCTCGAATGTCACGATTGCGTCCCGCACCAGCTCGGCGGTGCCGGCCATCACACCAGGCCGGAAACCGCAGTCCTCGGCGAAGTCCACCGCGTCGAGCACAGACTTAGCGGACCGGCCTAGTTCGGCCAGCACGGGGGTCATTTGTGGTCGCGGAGTATTTCCGCCAGCGGTCCGGGGCAGTGCGGCGCCGCCTGCCGCCAGTGGGCGTACATGTCGCGACGCCTCTCCTCCTCCGGCGACCAACTCATGCGGATCACGGCACACATCGCCTTGATCTCGTGCGGAGTCGGGCATGCGTACCCCACGCCGCGATCCTCGGCCTCGTTCTCTGGTCCCATCCTTGGAGCCCTTGTGTTTCGGGCCACGCCGCTGCGTCTTCTTTGCCACGGCGCGTCCCTCGCCATTGGTTGCGTCGATCGCGGTGATCGACGTTGCGGCGAGATAGTAGGGCTAACTAAAAACCCTGTCAACAGGAGTTTTTAGGTGGGCCTAAATGCCGTGGAAACGGCTATTGCCGGAGCTTGTTGACCGGCACGCCGAGAGCGTCTGCCAGTTTGCAGACCGTTGCAAACTTGGGCTTCGACTTGCCCACGATGAGAGCCCACAGAGAAGGCTCTTTGATGCCAGCACGCTCGGCCAGATCGCGGCGTGTCCAGCCCCGCTTTGCCATTAGCGATTCGACCACCTGGCCCCACGGCGAAACCGGAGTTTGGCGAGGCCGTCCGCCAGGGTGTCTCGTGGAAACCGTAGCCATTCCGCGGCCCTCCATGCCGTGGCTTTCCCCGGCATTTCCAGGGGTTCCGATGGTTGCGATCCCTTTTAGGGGATCGCAACGGTTGAAAGTGGCGGGGACGCCATCGAACCATCCCATGACCAACGGTGCGGCGGCCAATCGGCACCGCTGGAAAAATCGGAACCCACGCCACGGAAGGGGGACAGCACACGGAGGTGTGAACTATCCATTCGGAGGAGGTACACCCCATGACTCTCAGCGCGTTTCTTGAAACCGTCTACGTTCCCTTGAGGCTCCGCGGCCGGTCGGCCGAATCAGTCCGGCTTCTGCGGCACGCCGTCACTCAGTTCAGCCGATGGCTTGGCAGGCCTGCCGTGCTTGGCGACTTGGACGACCTCGTCGTCAGCCAGTGGCTAACGGCGATGGCGGCCAAGAAGTCTGCCAGCTCCGTAGCCCGCGAGCGGTCCGGCATCTTGGCACTGTGGAATCTTGCCCAAGGCCGCGGGCTGATCCGCCTGCGCCCTACAGTCGCGCCGGAGCTGATCCCGCAGGGCACGCCCCGAGCGTTCACGTCGGACGAGCTCTCTCGCCTGGCGGCGGCGGCCCGGCTTGCGTCCGGTTGGGTTGGGCCGACTCCGGCCCGCGTCTGGTTCCCCGCTTTGATTGCCGTCGGCCTCGAAACCGGCGAGCGAATTTCGGCGTTGCTGAACACGCCGCGGAACTGCTGGAACCGCCCGACGCTTGTCGTTCCTGCAGGGGTGCGAAAAGGGAGGCGTCAGGAACGGGTCTACGAACTCTCGCCAGAGGCGTGCGACCTCGTGGATCACGTCGTGACGCACAACGGACCGACCGTATTCTGGTGGACAGCATCGGACACGGCGTTGCGGAAAAGGTGGAAGACCATCACAAGGCGGGCCGGCCTTGGCGACGGCCGCGACGTTCAATTCCATGCCCTGAGACGCAGCACCGCCTCACATCTGGCCGCGGCCGGGCTGGACGCCACGGCCTACCTTGGTCATTCCACCGATCGCGTCACTCGTCGTTCGTATTACGATCCCCGCGTCGTGGACGCGAACAGGCCGAAAGCGTGGCAGAGCTTGCCACGCGTCTTTCGGCCAGACGAGCCTCAACCACCGGCACGGTCGGCATAGGCGGCCGCTTGTACCGATCCCGTCCCCGGACGTGAAGCGTGCCCCGGGAGTGCGTCAGGAAGCCCGCTTGAGGGGCTAGGCGGCCCGCGTGACGCCCGGCACAATCGGCCCTTTGGTGGCCTGTCGGGAGAGAATCGGGCATAGGGTGGC